GGAGTTAGAACAGCATTATATCCTTTAGCGCATTTCTTAGCATCCTCTTTCTTATCAAAAGACTTTACCATAATAACACCAGTACCACAATTACCAATTGCTCCACCATAACTAAAAACACCATATTTAAACATAGTATATCCTCAAACAGTTTGTTGATAAGGTTTGTCCCATTGACCAACATTGATATAGAAGTAATAAGCAGTATCAAAATAATCAGTTTGGGCATCAGAGTTGTTATAATAACCAGCACTTTGTAAGGCAGCAAATGCTTCTTTAAAGAAAGCAAGTTCAACCCCACCATAGTAATCATCAACCCAACCATGGGTTAATTTAAAATATTCGCGGTTTGTATAAGTTTCGTTTGGATATTTAAAAGCAGTTTGTTCTTTAAGATATTTGTTGTAAATGCCAACAAGGTCAAACGCACTTGATTTAACGTTTAGATTGATAGTAGAATGATTAACTACTGATAGAGTTGCTTTTACTTTGTACTTGTTTAAGATAGGTTTTATCTTAGCACTAATAATCGCTTTCTTTTCTTGATTCATGTAAGCCATAATATATTCTCTCAATTTCAAATTATAAGTTATTATAAAACATCTAAATTAAAAAGTAAAGGTTTATTTTATGTATTTTGAATAACCCCAAGAAGGCATTGTAACAGTAGCATCAATTGCTTTTAATAACTTTTGATTAGCTTGAATAGTTGGATCATTAAACAGTTCTGACCACTTTGAGTTAGGCAAAGCGCATACCCAAGACCAGTAATCCATTGCTAGATCATAATCTTGTTGTTTAATGATTTCTTTAACAAAAGATGATTCGGAGTTGACGACTGCTTTCTTAGGAAAGTCAATCATTTGATGTTGAGCTTCAATAACGATGTTGATTTGTTTAGAGGTTAATTCGTTTATCATAATAAATTTTATTTTCAATTAAAACATTAAAGAAGGTTGTCTGACAGGTAAATCCGCATTACAAGTAATCCTTTTCTTATCAACAAGGACATTATAACTACCTTTAGCAGACCACTCATTTTCAAGTTTTAACATTTCATTATAAGAAACATCACGTTCTAATACAACATCTGCTCTTGGCCAAACACCAACTGCCATTTTATTCACTACTTTCACATTATATGTTTTCATTTATTTCTCGCTTGTTTAAATTATAATTTATTATACTATATCTGTTGGGGATTGGGGAAGTCAAGCATTAAATTTATATCTTATCTAATTCTAGTTGTCAACAATTATTTTTTCCAAGTATGTTTTATTGACCATTTCTCTACAACTGGTTTGCCATCATCATCTTCATCAACTGCAACATAGGCAACTGTCTTCTTTACATTAGCGAACCGAATTGAACCGTCAAAGATAGCAATCTCATGGAGGAATCCATTATCAATACCCCAAGTTCCTTGACCAGGAGCAGTTCCTTCACTCAATTTATACTCAAAATAAGTATTGTAATTAAGAAGCCTAAACTCACCGATTGCTTTGTTTTCTTCATAACTACTTTGGAATATTGCCATAATATAGAACCTCTTTCAATTAACTAAGACTTATTATAATATAGGCAAATACGAAAGTAAAGGTTTATTTTTATAATTTTACGTGAGAACGATGAATTTTTACCTGAATAATTCCATTGTACCAAAGTTCTGGGTGTTCTAGAACTTCCCACTGGAATTGATACTTGGCTTCTAGGTAAGATAGAGTTCCTTTTGACTGACAATAAAAGATTATTTCTCTAGTGAAGTTTTCTTCACCCAACTCTTTTACATCATTTTGAAGTTCAGTAGAACTAGACCAATATGTTTTCCAGTCTGATTCAACTAATGTTTTGACCTTTTTCTTCTTTTTTATACCAGACTTTAATGTTACAGTCTTTAAGGATGTTTTAGTAAAATGTTTTAATTTCTTACCAATGTATGCTCTACCCGAAATGGTATTGGTAATCTTATAGACAAATCCAATACAATCAGGTAGAGTATCAACTTCAACTTCCTTGTATTTCCACATTTATTCGTCGTCTTCGTCCGTATAGATATCTGCCGCACATACAGGACAATAAACTATTTCCGATACGGATATATCTTCATTTTTCACTATAATTTTACCAACCGTATCGCAATTTTGACATTCAAATGTTTTTGTCGTTGCCATTTTTATTTTTCCTTATTTGCATCCTTTCGGATCTATATATGCTTCGTATCCTTTTTCCCAATGATTATAAAGAATATCCTGCGCTACTGATACTTTCATTTTCTGTTTACATATCAGAGAATGAATCCTTACTTCTAACACATCTTTATGACGTGCATTACAATTTCCAAAATATGATTGTAATTTCAAATTACTAATATCATTGGAACCACCTGAACTTAAAGCAATTCTATGATCAACTTCATTCTCTTTAGTTTTACTCAAATCTCCTTTATCTCTAATATAAACTTTCTTTTTTAAAGATTGAGGAACATTTCTAACAGTACTGGTTAATGTAGTACAAATATCTTTCATATCTGTAGTTCTTATTGCTGAAGTAGGTATAACAGTATCCAACGCATATACTTCGCTTGCAATCATAAACATTAATATGTATAATAATTTCATTTATTTTCCTACAAAGTTACCCACCCATTATCAGTCAATACCCGAACAGGGTCGGATGTTTCAATCCACACTTTAGCACCACAAGATAATGGTTTGTCTGGACTGTATATGACCTTTCCATTAGTAAAGTCTGCTTCATATCCGTATATATTATCTTTATATGTCTTACAAGTAATGACAGGATTTCTTTCGCCTGTTTTTGCGTTCTTTTTAATAACATGCTGGTTAATATGTACTATTCTTTTCATAATTCTCACCCATGACAACTTAAACATTCACCCTTATTTACATTTACCCCTGATTCACTTCGTATATAATATAGACTTTTTATATATGGATCAAGGAAAGCCATTTTATGTACTTCACTTATATATTCTTCATTTTCATCGGCACTAAAGAATAGATTAATACTTTGTGCTTGGTCTATATATCTCTGTCTACCCGATGCTAAACGAATGATTTGTTTTTGGTCAATTTCAAAGGCAGTTTTAAATACCGCTTTCTCATCCTCATTTAACCAATCAACGTGTTGAACAGAACCATTATTACTAATAATATCTTTAATAGTTTCAGTTGAATATACATCCTTTTCTTTCATTACTTTTAATAATGATGGATTAACTCTTTCCATTTTACCTGCTGCTGTATTTTGTACATAAGCATTCTTATAGATTGGTTCGATACCTTGACTGACGGAACCACATATCAAAGCTGAAGATAAGTTTGGAGCAATAGCAATTCTATGGGTATTTCTAACTCCATGACCTTTGCACCATAAGGGAGTACCAAACTCTTGAGCCATCCATTCTGAAGCTCTTTTAGATTCTGAATCAAGATGTTGGAATATTTCGCCGTTCTTAAAGTATGCTTCCATTGATTCAAATGCAATCATATGGTCTTGTAAATAAGTATGAAATCCTAATAAACCCAAACCTAATGCTCTACTCTTCTCGGCAAATCGTACTACCTTTTCCATTCCTGGAACATTTCTGCCAATTTCTATCAAGTCTTGGTTTACACAATCAAGAAACACTGTAGCATCAAATACTGCATCAGTATCTTTCCACTCGTCATATAGACTAGCATTCATTGAAGATAATACACAACTAAATGTATGTTGTTCGTCTGAAAATAATGTAATCTCCGTACAGAGGTTACTTGCCTTTACTGTAAGGTTTCTATCCTTATACATCGAAGGATTTTGTTTATTGACTCTATCAACAAAAAAGAAATATCCTTTGCCAGTAACCATCTTTAACTTTAATGCTTTTTGATATCTTTCAACAGCATCTTTATCGCCTGCTTCTAGTCTAGCAATAAAGTCATCTGAAATATTCCAACCAATATTAGCATCGTCTGGATTTTTATTGATATAGGTAACTAACTCGTAGAAATCTTTATGGTCTATCTCAATATATCCTGCCCAAGCTCCACGTCTTTGACTACCTTGACTAATATCCCTAGACATTTGTACAAAGTCTTTAAAGACTGGTAATACTCCAGATGCTGCGCCTTTAATGCCAGCTATTCTAGCACCTCTAGGTCTAATTGCTCCTAAATAACCAGATGTACCAAACCCATTCTTTGATAGAACTGCTGCTTCTTGTTGAGCACCATAAAATGAATATACTGAATCTTCTATGTAACCTCCTGAACAACTTACAGGACATCCAATTCCAGTACCCATATTAGATAATACAGGTGTAGATGCTGCAAGGTAACCATTCCATAGTAGATTAAAGAACTTATTTTCCCATATTATTTGATTTGATGTATACCTTGCAGCATGAGATGCTATACGAGTATAAACCGATTTTAAATCTGGATAATCTTTAGAAAGATAATTTTCTTTTAACATTTGATATGCTGGTGTAGTTACCCATTCAGGTAACTTACCTTCAGATTGGAGTTGCCTACGTTCTTCTCCTAGTTCATCGTATATACTTTTAAATTTGACCATCACTCCACCAATAAAGTTTGTTTCTCGCTAATTTCACCTAGACCTTCATCTAACTTATCCAATTGTTCCTTCAATTCTTGTCTTCTTTTAGGATCAGTTGCTCTTGCTAGTTCCATTCTTAAATATCTTACTTGTTCTTCGTTTACCATTGTTAATTGCTCCGTCACCATTTAAATTTTCCTTCGCTCCAAGCTCTATTATAATCATTGCCTGTTGACGAAAAGAAGTCGTGTAATGTGCTTGACTCTAAATCTCGATAGAACCAATCTGCTATAGGATTATACGATGGTTTGAATATCATTTTATAACCTAAGTTCTTAAGACAAGTATCTAGTCTTGATTCTACAAAGTTTTTTAGTTGATTTTCGGTAATACCTTTGATATGACCTTTTTCAAATATCTTATCTATAATAACTGTTTCATGCTCAAGAATAACTTTTGTAGTATCTTCAAGTTCAGTTCTTAATTCTAATAATGCTTCTTCTGATATAACATTGGCATCAATTGCTTCTTTCAATAGAGTCCTAAATAACCAAGCACCTGCTTGACTATGTAGTGTTTCGTCTATAGCAGAAAAGTTAATGCCTGCATTAATGTTTATAAGTTTATTTTTACCAACATTATTAAAATGTTTAAGAAAAGCAAATGAACTGTATAATATAGCACCTTCAATCATTGAGAAAATACCAATAGATTTAAGGATATTATAGACACTATCTTTCTTTTCTACACGTTTGCCTATCCATGCCATTCTATTCTTTAACACATCATCATTTAGATAATCATTATAAAACTCATCAGTATCTAGACCCAAAATCTCATTAATTTTATTATAAAATGGAGCATGAACTCCTATTTCCATAAAGGCAAATGTTGTAGCCATTCTTTGAATATCTGGTCTTTGGAATATCTTGCCAACATAATTCTGCCAATAGTCATTACCTACCGATAATTCATATATGGTAAACAACTTTAATGTAGATATAACACCATGGTATTCTGCTTCAGTGAAGTTTGTTTTTAAATCATGTAAATCTTTTTCTACTTCAATTTCATCTGGTAACCAGAATATTTCTGCTTGTTGTTTTGCAAATTCTATTGCTGTTGGATAATCTACTGTGTATGTTGTTTTTGGTTCTAACAGTCTTATCGACATAATTAATCCTTAATTTGTATATTTTTCAATTGGAAAGACTTTAGCAATAACTTCTGATAACATTGAAGCAACTTCTCTATGTTCCTTTTGAGTAGATACATCGAGTCTAACTTCAAGGTAATGAATCCAAGAACGTATAGAACCTTTCATATGCATTCTTGTTTTTGTTAATCCTTCTGGTAATACCTTTCTAGCAACTTCTTTAGCAATACCTTTCTCTATTGCTTGTTTGTATATAGTAGAAGTAATATCAATACAACTTTCTTGTGCTTCTTTCCACCATTCTTCTAAATCACTATCATCAGTTTCTAACGAATTCTGTCTATTAGCTGTATCTTGTAATCTACATTCAGATAATACAAACATATCTCCTAAGTCTTCAACATTAGAATACCGTTGACTGAACTCTTGAAATTTAAAACTTTGATGTCTTAGTATTTGTCTACCAATATCCCTAGTTGGATCAAACTCAACTGTTATATCCACCATATCAAGTGGACTCCAATGTTTATGTTTAATCAAATACTTAACTAATCTAGTAGATGTTTCAGTATTAAATTGATTTGCTGGGTTTGATACTCTAGCACAAAATGCTATAAGTTCTTCTGGTGAATCAATACCATTATCATATAATTCAGATGATGGTTGTGTATAACTAATCAATTTTGCCATTCTTTTTCCTCATTTTATAAAATATGTCATTATGTAGTAGATTAATATGAAGCCTATTATCCAATGTGTAAAATATAGTGCAATTCTAATCAATGTAAATAGTACAGTAAATAAAACTGGTATAAAGGTAATCAATACAACAGCTAAAACAATGTAAATTGATATCATAATTAGCATACTTTTTTCCAAGTAGAAAATCTCAATTTTGCTTCCATACCCGTAAACGTATTATTATTAATTATATTAACAATTTCTTCTATATTCACACCAGCTATTATCGCATCATTTATATCTTTATGTTTAAATGTTTCAGGCATTAGGCACACCGAATACCCCTTGTCAATATTCTTACCAATAATTTTAACTATCTCAGGATGTCTAGGTTCATTGTCTAAAATAATAGTAGCATTTGTTAATATTTGTTTGATAGTAGGTGTATCAAAACTAGAACCTGATACTGCCAATGCATTGGGCAATAACAATGAATCAATTGGTCCTTCAGTAATCAAAATTCTTTTGCCATAATCAACTCGTTCTAGACCAAATATCTTTTCTTCTGTATCATCAATCTTTATAGTATAATATTTTGGAATTTCTTTACCAAAAGCTCTACCTTGAAGAGCGAAACATTTACCAAACGGATTGAAGAAAGGTATGATCAATCTAGGATGGTCTTGTTCTAACTTAGGAAATTTATGCTTGATATTATCATTAACATACTTAAAGAACTTTGGAGTATAATAAAACAAATACCAAAGTTCTTTCGGTATACATCTTTTGGTTAGGTATTTAGCTGCATAATGCGTGTCAGGTATTTTATCGATTCTTTTTAGTTTAGATAAAACATCATCCTCTAGTAAATCAAGTTTGATAGTTTTTAACTCTGGTATTACTTCTTCAATTTTTCTATGATCATTTCTAGGTTTGGCGTTATTCTTAAACCTTTCTGTCACATATTGTGTATATAGGTTAGAATCAACATACTTGATTAAATTGCCAACATTGGTTGAATAACCGCACTTATGACATTTACAAAATAAACCTGTCTTTTGTCTATAGATATAACCCCTTGCTTTATTCTTTTTTGAAGAAGAGTCTCCGCAAACTGGACACGAATAATTCCAGAGATATTGGGACTTTTGTTTGAAATTTCTTAGATACGAACCTAAACGGTTTGCGTATGTGATATCAATATAAAGCATTTTAAATCCTTTAATTTAAAACACTATTATAATATATTTTTACAGATTAGTAAATAAAAATATTTTTTTATTTTCCCTTTACTTTTACTTTACTTTTTAGTAGAATGACTATGTACCATATGAAAAGGGTTACTGTAATTTTATTACTTCTAAATGATTCAATAAAAAACCTATAGCCATAGCACTACCTATAACCATCCATTTCCAGTTTTCTAGTATTGATAACCTATCTGAGATAGATTTATGTTGGGCGATGGATTTATCAGAATGCTCTTTTAACTTGAGTTCTATTCTTTCTTCCATATCTTCTAATTTTTCAACGATTTCTTTAGTATTTTCGTTCATTTTCTTGTATAGGTCCCTGACATCCGTCGTTGTCTCCCTACTATCCAATTCTAAACTTCCTATTCTAGAATCGTGGACTGCTAGTAATCTTGTTACTTCAGTAGAAGATTTGGCTATCTCTGCTACTGCTGAATCTATTTTATATACTACTGATTGAAGAACTGCTACCTCTACTTTCATGTCATAATCCTCACGATCCATCACTCAATTCCTTCTGCTTATTAATCCAATCTTGTAATGCTTTTAATTGTTCGGTTACTTGGTAGTAGGTTCCATAGTTTTCGCTGATGGTTGTTGCAACGGTAGAGAGTTTAACATTGGAGGCTGTCTCATTAAAATCTCTGGAGGTGTCGGGAATTTTTGTTTGACTGGCACTACTGTTGTGCAAGCTGACAAACCCAGTATTAATAGTACACTTATCATCAGATTCTTTGGTAATATAGACAGGTACTTTCTTAATAATTTCATGGGTCTTTCCCTCAACAATTTTAACTCGATCAACATATTTAGTAATAACTTCAGTTGTGATTTCAGAAGCGGCTAATTCTTGTTGAGCTACCTTTACTTCCATTTCTTTAACTTTTAGTTGCCAACTTTCTTCATTAGATATTGCACCAATAAAGAATAATCCAATAGCCAATAAGAATACAAATAACATTTGTAATCCTAATTTATATTGAACTGGAATTAGTCCACCAAAAGACACAATTAAAACCGTGCCTATAATTCCTACAAAGGTAGAAGCATAGAATATCCAATCAGGCAAAAAGTTTAATAAAAACATTATAATGCTTTTTGATTTAAGTCAACAGCAATTTGTTTTAGCGATTGTCTACGAACAATCGCAGGTTTCTTTTTACGCATAACAGGTTCTTGTGTTGATACTGGACCTGATGTTTTGTTAGTTGGTTCTGTAGAAGCAGTAACTTGCCCTTGACCTACAATAGCACCATCTTCGTACATTTTATATTGAATAGTTTCTTCAGCAAGAATACCATTAAAATTAATAATATTGTTTAATTCTTGTTCGGTAACTAATTTGCCATTATCTGCTCTTAAATGTTCTTTTATTAAATATAAAGCAGCAACTAGATTTTTAATTTTGTTGTCTCCGCCAGGTAATTTATTAATCAATTTTTTCATATTGAATACCAGACGGTTTAAATAATCGTATGAATCTTTTTCTTCTTCTGTTTTTGGATCCCGCAATTTCTTTCCGTTCTTATCAATTAAACCTAATTTAAATGATTCAGTTTCTGGAAATGGTTTAACCAACATTGTTAGAACTCTAAATGCTATTAAATTATCTACTATACGGGACATTAAATTTTCCTTAAATGTGTTATGATATAATCATCTAATGTATAATCGGATGTGATAATACCGTAATGAGGTAATTCATCTGGCATTCGGTTTAGATATATCAAAAATGTTATTAAGATGTTCCATAATCTTGGTTCAATCTTAAAGAATATAATATTTATAGTTGCATCGCCAAACAAATTAAAGAGAACGATTAAATGATTTAAAATTAATCGTTCTCTCAGTTCTGAATTATCAGTATATCTAACTAATAATTTCTGCAAATACATTATTCTATTTAGATCCTCTTCAAACTCGCTTAAAGTTTGACATTGAGGATTATCGTAATGTTTCATACAATATAACAAAAAGTTTTCATTGGTCAGTTTCTCAATCATAAAATGGGGAGGTATTTCACTCCCCTATAATATTATGCAGATACAAATGTCAACGGTGCAGAATTAGAAGTTATTGCTGCCGCGCCTTGTGTAGTAGAACCAAGCAATACTCTATATCTATCGCCTGTATTAGCAGCAGTTTGTCCTGAAAGAACGATTGAAGAACTTGTTGCGCCACTAACAGCAACAAATTTGTTTGAGCCAGTAACAGCTTTTTGCCATTGATATGTAACAGAACCACCGCCAGTAACAGCCGCAGTAACAGAGAATGTAGCCGCACCCAGAGTAATTGCTTGAGTTGTTGGTTGTACTGAGATAGAAAGAACTGCTTCAACATCAGGAACAATTAAATCATCAGCAGCATCGCCAGAAACAGCATTAAGAACATCCATAGCAACTAGTAATTCAGTTTTGTGTCTTGGATTACCTTCAGAATCTGTATATTCCTTAATCTTCCACCAACCTGATCCACAAATTCCTTTATTATGGTTAGTTGTTAATAAAGCCTCTTCTTCAGATACAAAGTAGATATATTGTAAATCTTCTTGAAGAATATACTTAGGAATATCTGCACCTTTAAGATTAGTATTTAATACTGTAGCAGTAGTACCAGCAAAGTTAGCAACTAAAGTAATTACAGTATCAGATACAATTTTAAAAATTTTGTATTTAACACCAGTAATAACAATAGTATCACCTTCTTGGAAGTCTGTTAAGAAAGTAGTTGGTGTAGCACCATTACTAGTAACAGTAGGTGAACCGTTTACTACACTAACACTTGTGCCTGTAATTGAGAATGAATCTCTATTTCCCCATAAACTCATTTTAGTTTCCTTTTTTGATAAATTGTTAGTTGATATAACTATTTAGTTCGTATGAATTTTTGTCTGTTTGACGATTATGAACTTGTATAGCCAATGCTTTCTTTGATGGTTTACCATCTTTATGTAATGGAATAACATGTCTAGTAGTTTTACCACCACTAGGTTTTCCAGGACCAGAATTTACATGATGAAACCAATCGTCATCAGAAACAGTATAACCTTGTTTCTCCGCATTTGCTCTAGCATGTTGAACAGCAGAAGAGTAAGTTGGATGATAAACTTG